ATGGAGACATTGATGTTGGCGAAGAACGAGAGCCAACCGAAAAAGGCGAGACCGAGGATACTTCTAAAATTGGCAATAAGCAGATCGAGAACAATCTTCAAGAACTATCCAAGCTAGACCCCAAAAGCGTTCAGATGCTAATCAGCGGAATGCTTAATGCTTGTGAGTTAGGCAAGTATTCGGACATTGACTTTACCCCACCGCAAGGAGCCAGAGAGGCCGCTAAACGAGCCTTGGCAGTTCGTAGCGAGAAGCCAGCAAGTCAAAGGGGAATGACAGCAGTAGGCATCGCCAGAGCAAGAGATTTGATTGCTGGCAAGGCATTGTCCCCGGATACAATTCGTAGAATGCACTCCTTCTTTAGCCGTCACGAAGTCGATAAAAAGGGCGAAGGTTGGGACGATCAAGGCAAAGGTTGGCAAGCGTGGAATGGATGGGGTGGCGATGCTGGCTTTGCTTGGGTCAAGAAGCTCATTAAGCAAATGGATAGCCGAGACGAAAAACTTGAAGAACCAGCTTCTTGCCCTATCGCAACGCAAGACATCAAAACTAATCTAGCCCATCGGCAAAATGCGGTTGATGATGCTAACTACGGCCCAGCTAACCCTAATGAACCGAATGATGCCTATTGGAAAGCAAAGGCAAGCGAGTTCCAAGGCGATGTAGCAACGGCAAAGAAAATGCTTTGCGGTAATTGTGCCGCCTTTAACCAGACCAGCAAGGTTCTTGGGTGCATCAAGAAAGGCATTGGCGAAGATGCAAACGAGGTAGCGATTGGTGGGAACCTTGGCTACTGCGAAATTTTTGATTTTAAGTGTGCGGCTAAACGGACTTGTGATGCTTGGATTGTTGGTGGCCCGATCACCGATAAATCTAAATAATTGACAAACTAGGGAGGGATTATGGAAAACGCCAATGGCGAGACAATTCTCACGACTTTTCTGACCTATCAGAATCAATATAAGATATTTCATTGGCAGACAAAGAGTTATAGCCAACACAAGAGTTTTGGCGAAATCTACTCGTCTCTTACAGAGAACATTGATGAGTTTATTGAAACCTTTATGGGAAAGTATGGCAGAATTGTTTCTGCCTCTACCTTTGATTTCAGCCTAGACAATTACTCTGAAAACTTTGGGGAATACAACGATGAGTTCATTTCTTTCCTTTCGGAAGAACTTCCCGGCTACTTGAACGAAGGTGACACCGACCTTTTGAACATCCGAGATGAGATTCTCGGTAATGTGAACCAGTTGAAATATCTCTTAACCTTGGTCTAAATATATGCCCCTACTCACACCCAAAAAAGGCGAGAAAAGCAAGGATTTCGTTGGTCGTTTTATGGGTCACGAAACAGCAGTTAAAGACTTCCCAGACCAGAAGCAAAGGGCGGCGGTTGCCTACCAGACCTACCGGGACGCAAAGAAGAAGCAACGCAAGGAATCTAGGCTTGAGGAGGATTCCACGATTATTCCGAATGTATATATCTTGAGTCAAGGAGAAGCCAGAGGCCACGATTTATTCATCGACAAGACTTCTATCGAGAAAGCCTATGAGCTAATGTCCAAGGCTCCTAATGGTGTTAAGGTTAAAATGAATCACGGCTCCGGGCTGGAAAGCGTATTGGGGTTTGCTCGCAACCCTCGCATCGAAGGCGATAAGCTAATGGCTGATCTACATCTTCTCAAAAGCTCCCCTCACTATAACTTGGTTAAGGAGATGGCAAACGAAGCCCCCGACCAGTTTGGGGTTAGCTTGGCTTTCTTAAACGAGTCTGAAACCATCGGTGGTAAAGACTACATTCGTCCGCAAAGGATTGAATCTGCCGACTTGGTTTCTAGCCCTGCCAGCAATGAGAAGTTCCGTGATTTTCAAAGCAAGGACGCAGAGATGCTTGTTTTTGCCGTTGGAACAAAGTTTCGTTGCTGGGAAGGATACAAACCAGCAAAAGGAGTTCCAGCATACGAGTCTGGCTCTTGCGTAAAAGCTGAAGAAAATTTGGGATACAATGCGGGGGGCACAAGCATCCCTGCCGATATGCCACAAGCAGTTGTGGAGAGCGACCCAATACTTGACAAAAAAGGAGATAAAAATATGGACAAGAAATATATGGACGAATTGAGCGAATTGAAAGCTCGCCTAGAGGCTCTCGAAGCCGCTATGAAACCCGCTGACGAAGCCAAAGATCAAGCCGAAGATAAATCCGAAGTGGTTCCTTCCACCGATGTTCCTTCGCCCGAAGATAAGCCCAAGAGCGATGAAAGCCAGATGGCCGAAAAGCTCAAAGCCGTTCTGACTGAATTTGGCATTAAGCCCATTTCCGCTTCCCCGGTGGTTGAAGCCCCGGCGAAAGTCGAACCCAAAACTTTTGAAGAACTCGTGGCCGCCCATAGCGACTACGGAACCTCAAAGCTCAAGGCGATGAACGCCGTGATGCTCTCAAACCCCAAAGAATATGCCGAGGCTCGTAGCCGTGGCATCACGAAAATCTAACCAAAGGATAAACTAAAATGTCCACTCAAGTTGATAACAATTTTCGCACATTCGGCACGGCTTCCGCCATTTCGGCGTTCCGTCTCGTTCAGCCCGATACCACCACGGCTGGTTTTGTTAATGTTGCGGTAACTGGTGCTAACAAATCTATCGGCGTGACCCAAGAAGATGTGGCCGCTGGCGGATTTGTTTCCGTTAAGATGTTCCACCCCACCTTCTTTGCAACCGTCTCTGGCGTGTGTGCAGTTGGTGATGTGCTGAAATTTGATAACGCTGGTCAAGTGACTACCTTGGCGGCAAACATTGGAACGGCTGGAATCGCTCTCGAAGCGGCCACGGCTACTTCGGCGGTTATCGAAATCGCTATCCCATTGTTCTAAACAATAGCAACAACAAACAAAAGAAAGAATAATATAAAATGAGCTTTATCTCTGGTGGCACGACAATTCGTGCAGACATCAACCAAGCCCTAATCGAAGCCCCTGCCCAGATCGGCTTGATCGGTGCGGATGTTATGCCCCTCCTCCCGGTTCCGGCGAAGAGTGGCGTGTATCTCAAAGTGCAGACGGCTGATGCCGACCTCTTGAACGCTGATGCGGCCAAGCGGTCTGCTGGTTCTGAATACGCCCGTGCGGTTCGGAAATTCACTTCCGATACCTACGATTGTATCGAAACTGGATTGGAAGAATTGTTGGACGATTCTTTCAAGGCCGATGCAAATCGTTTCTTCTCGCTCGAAGCCGAAACTGCGAAGTTCTTGCTCCGCCAAGTTAAGCTCTCCCACGAAAAGCGGGTGGCCGACTTGCTGTTTGCAAGCACGACTCCCTTCACCACCTCGGACATTAGTGCGACCGCCGCCTACTCCGAAGCGAACCTTGCGACCATCAACGCCCCTGCGGATGTTGCGGCTGGCAAGCTCGCTTTGAACAAGCTCGGCTACGAAGCCAATGCCGTCATTATGTCGGCCAATGTCTATGAGCGGGTTCGCAGGACTACCCTCTTGCAGAATCAGTTCTACGGAGTGGTTTCCAATACTGGCGGTCGTCTCCTCGATGAGAGCCAGATTGCACAAGCCTTCGGCGTGGAAAAAGTGTTGATCGGTCGTGCGGCTTACAACACGGCGAACAAGAACAAGAGCTACTCTGGCTCGTTCATCGTTCCCGATACCAAGATCGTTGTGGCGAATGTGGCTAATGGCCAATTCACCGCTGGCGGTCTGGGTCGCACCTTGGTGTGGTCTGATGATGCTCCCGGTGGCTTTGTTTCTGAAAGCTATCGTGATGAAGCAAGGCGTAGCAATGTTCTCCGTGTTCGTATGAACACAGCCGAGAAAATCATTGATGCTAATGCCGCTGTTCGTATCACTACTAGCTATGTTTAATTGATTGGTTCATTGGTTGGTTGGTTCCTTGAAGAAGGGGGAGGGCGAAAGCTCTCCCCCTTTTTCTTTTGACACAACGACAAGGAAACTATGGCAGATAATACCCCTTCTTTTGTTTATTACTCGCAGATTTCCCACGCATCCCGCCCCGGAACTCGTTATAGTTCCACTACCGCAAGTGCCACTACTGGTTCATTTGCTGGCCTAGTTGCCGTGACTGATACTCGCTTTTATGCCATCACTTCGTCTGTTACTGGAATGAGTGGCTTTGCAAACACGACCATTGGCTCCGCTACAACCATTCCCGCTGGAACTTATCTGCCGGGTGATGTGTCCTCGTTCCAGTTGCATACTGGCCTAGTCCTAGCCATTGGGAGCTAAACAATGCCCAAGCTGGGTTATGGATACGCCCTTTATCCGGGGAGTCCGTCTAGTCTGCCTAGCGACATTTCTGGGCTAGGTCTTTGGCTCAAGGCTGATGCTGGAGTTAAATTTGGCTCTTATGTAAAAGAAATAACGCTTACTGGTGCTGGTTCGCCAACGGCTAATGGCATATATACAAGGGAAGATGCTGGGACAGATGGGCTTGGTTCATTTTACTTTAATAACAATTCAATTTATTGGAGCATTGAAGATTCAAGGTGGTATTTGAGCGATTCAGAAGGAGCAGGGTCACAATCGTATTCAAATTTTTCACCAACTCTATCTGATAATTGGAGTGTAAATGACGATCTGTCTCCAGCCCCAAACGCCACTTATAAATTCTTTACCCCATCACAAAACAACATTTCTGTTTGGGAAGATCAAAGTCAGAACAAATACAATGCACTTCCAAAATATATAAACCCAGCATTTCTTAATGCAGACTTAAATGGAAAACCAACCATTCAGCTTTCTTCCGTTGGTGGATACAATAAATCTTTAACTATTCTTGGCAATCCAATGGGAGAATTTGGCACAACGGCATTTGTTGTTAATTATGTTCAATCAGAAGTTTTTGATGGAGGAGATACAAATGGTGCGTTATTAGGAAATTTTGGTGGTGCTGAAAATGGAAGTCATTGGCCGTATGGATTGACTAATTCTGTATATGATTCATTTTGTTCAACAATAAGAAAAGATGATTTGGGCGAACCTCCCGGTATTAGAAACTGGAATACATATTGTGTAATTTCACAAGATAATAATTGGAAACTATTTTGCAACGGATTGCTTTATGATAATGACCCTACAAATGTTTATTCTAATTCCATTGCTGGTGATGGTTCATTATATATTGGGATGCAAAACAACGCAGGGACAAATCAAATTTTTAAGGGTAAAATTGCTGAAATTATTATTTATAAAAAAGTTTTAACAGAGACAGAACGCCAGCAAGTTGAAGGCTATCTAAACGCCAAATACGCCATCTATTGACACTCTTTCCCTAGAAATCCTATGTTAATCGGCAACACAAGAATCGGTGGAATCGGCTCCCTATCCGTTAAGAACACCTACGACCCGGACGCTCTTGCCTACCTAACCGCAGTAGAGGCCGCCGATGGGCAAGCCCTAGAAAACTCTGTTAAGATTGCCGTCAATACTTTTGTTAAAGGATGCAAGACGGATGGCATTTGGGATTCTATTGTATCTTGCTGTATTATGGCTGGAGCTAGAAGTGTTGCTGGAGCAATTACCCCACTCAAAGGAAATGCTCCAACGAATTACAATTTTGTTATTGGAGATTATAGCAGAAAAACAGGACTTAAAGGAAACGACACGGACAAGTATTTATATACTGGATATAATAATAATGACACAACAAACTTTCCACAAAATGATTCCCATATGTCTTGTTATGTTTCCGAATCTCAAACAGATGCATCTGGAGTTCTTGTTGGAACAACATCAACACTTGGTGGTCTGCTAAACATTACCTATAGCTCTACAACCAATATATTATTTAGAAACAGAGCAACTGCATCAAGAACATTGTCATTAGCACCAGTTGGATTTCAAGGAAGTTCAAGAAACAATTCTGCAAACTTTATTTCTAGAGCTTCTTATAATGGTGGAGTAAGCGAAGTTACAACAACATCAACTTCTGCATTCCCCGGCAGTTATTTATTTGGAGTTTTTTGCGGATTTTCTGCAACACCTACAAATACACCCGGAACATTTTCTGCCGCCAGAATGTCTTTTTACTCAATAGGAAAAAGCCTCACACTTTCTTCACTTGATTCAAGAATAACAACTTTAATGACCACACTTAACGCTTTACTTTGAACTAAAAATAACCACCCTTGAAATCCTAAATGAAACACGAACTCTCTATTTATCTCATAGCTGGAAATGAAGAAGAATACATTGGTAGATGTTTGGAGAGTTTCAAGCCCATTGCGAAGGAGTTTGTTGTTGCAATCGCTAGGGGAAACCAGACCCCGGACAAGACCGAGGAAATTTGCAAGAGCTTTGGAGCAAGGGTCGTTCACTACAAAAATAAAAGGATTGATTGGCCTCACATTGACGATTTTGCGGAGGCTCGTAATTTGGCATTAGATAACTGCTCTTGCGAGTGGGCGGCTTGGGTGGATGCAGATGATGTAATGGCAGAAGGATGCGAGGAGTCGATTGATCGGGCTTTGGATGAAGCCGAGAAGCAAGACAAGTGGCTGGTTGCGATGAGATACGATGTGGCTAATGCTGGCCTAAAACCCCTTCGAGAAACTTTCAGTCGCAAGGGAAAATGCCGATGGAGGAACCGGGTTCACGAAATGCTGGTGGCAAGCGAACCAGATAAGCTGGTGGCAGTAGATCATACTTTCAGAATCCACAAGCCTCACGGCTATAAACAGACAAGTGCTGATAGGAATTTTAGAATCTTGGCAGATACTCTCGAACCCGCACCAAACTCCCTATACTACACGGCTCAAGAAGCCTACCTTTCTAATCAAGTCGAGCGTTGCATTGATTATAGTAAGAGAGCGTTAATGTTTCCAGAGCTAGACGATACGCTCCGCTACGATGTGCTTTGTAACTTGGGACGATGCACCGGGAAAGACGAAAGGCTAAAATGGCTAGGCCAAGCAATCACGCTTCAACCAGACCGCCGAGAAGCCCACTATTACACCGCTATGGAATACGCCAGTCGTGGAATCTGGAACAAGGCTTATGCCTCAAGCCGAAGTGCGATGACCCTGCAACGTCCAAAGACCCACTACTGGAATCAAGTCGAGGATGTTTATGATTGGAAAGCCCTCGACCTTTACCAGATCGCTTGCGTGTGCGTGGGAAACACCGAGGAATCCGAGAAGATGTTGAAGATGTGGCCGACTCCTAAAATCACTTTGGTTCACGCCACTAGAGGCAGACCGCAGTTAGCTTGGCAGAGGCGTTATCAATGGCTTTCACTCGCTCAAAAGCCCCTAGAGATTCAATGGATTTTTGCGGTAGATCACGATGAGAAGGTGGACTACACTCCGCACCAAGCCATTAGGTGCAACCCCGGAGGAATCATCAACGCTTGGAACGAGGGAGCAAAACACGCCAAAGGGGATGTAATTATCCAGATGAGCGATGATTGGTCGCCATGCAAGCATTGGGATGCCCTAATTTTGAACGCTATTGGGGATACAAAGGCCGATAAAGTGCTGGCAGTATCAGATGGGCTACGGCAAGACAAACTGCTTTGCATGGCCATTTTAACGCAAAATAGGCTAAACAAGCAGGGTTATATGTTCCATCCAGACTATCAAGAGTCGGACGGCATCTATTCAGACAATGAGCATACCGAGAGAGCCTATGCAGATGGGGTGGTTATCGAGGCTAAAGACATTCAGTTTAAGCACGAAAATCCGATGTTCACCAAAGGCAACCCAGACGAACAGCTAAAAAATCACAACAAGCCAGAGTTTTACGAGAAGGGCAAGGCGATCTATGAAAGACGCAAAGCAAATAATTGGAAGTAAAAAAGACTTTGGAAGGCTTATCTTTGGCAAGGCTAGGAAAGCTCCCAAGATGGTTGAAGTAGATGTTAGCTACGATGAGAAGTGTGAAAATGCTTTATTTAAGGCTGGTATGATGGCGTTAAAATATGATAAAGAAGCCGTGATTTCATATGTCATTCGCAAGGCTTTAGAGGAAAAATTAAAATGCAAGAAGTAAGCATTAACGATTCGTTTGGACAAGCCTTGGCAAAATATACCAAGGGTCTTGGTATTGGGTTAGAGATTGGCGGGGGAACCGGGGATGGCTCCACGCAATGTATCCACACCGACAAACTCTTTTCTATCGAGAACCACCCAGATCGTATTGGCCGCCATCGGATGAACCTAGAGGCAAAGGGTGGCGTTTCGGTGCAGGGAACGGCGGTTGTTTCTGGGTCGTGGATGAACAAGGTTGATGTGGCAGAGTTTTACCGCACCACAAAAACCAACCTAAATACGTATCCGCTAGAGCAAGTCTTGGGCTGGCACGATGAGTGCGTGGAAAACGCCAAAGCATACCAAACAAACGCCATTGAGGACATTCACTTCGATCACAATGTGGACTTTAACTTTGTTCTTATTGATGGTTCGCCATTCTCCGGGGAGGCAGAACTGCGATGCGTAAGGCCGTTCTTGGCAGACAAGGCAATCATAGCTTTGGACGATACCAACGACATCAAGAACTGGACGAATTACCACAAACTAAAAGGATTCTCTAAACTGCTTTGGGAGGATTGGTCGGTGAGGAATGGAGCGGCCATCTTCCAGTTATGACTAAAGGCGTAATTACATCCGAGGCTCCGCAAGTTCATTGGGAGCATCTCAATGTTGCTGGTGGCCGAGTGCTGGATTTGGGATGTGCGTTTTGGACGGAAGGCGAAAGACAGGAAGGCAATGGAACAACCAAATACTTCTTATCTCAAAAGCCAGAGTTTTATATGGGCGTGGATATAAACCAAGGAGACATAACAACTCTTTCCGAACAATATCCAAGCGGTGTCTTTAGGTGTGAAATGGTAGATTCTCCAGATCAAATTTTAGGATGGATTAAGGAAAATTCTATCACTCATATAAAATCAGACATAGAGGGACACGAAACCAACTTTCTTAAAATGTCGAATGTTGGGACGCTAAAAGAAATTGCGATTGAGCTACACTTTTCAGACGCTTGGCTAAAAGAATTTATGGCTTGGTTTGAGTCGATTGGATTTGAGTGTTATCGTCACGACTCGATTTCTTTTTGTTCCGAAATCAGCGTTATTTATGGGCGGTTAAAGTGCTGACCATTTTCACAATCGTTCTTAATGGGATGCCCTATATCAATCGGCATCTGGACGAGTTCAAGAAGCTAAAGATTCCTTGGCAATGGAGGATTGTCGAGGGGGTTTCGGAACCGCTAGGATGCACTCGTTGGTGCAAGCAAGTTCCAGACAAATACCACAAAAACTTTGTGAGCGTGGATGGAACGCACGAATACCTAAACAGCATTAACGAACCCAATGTTTCGGTTTATTGGCAAGCAAAGTCTTTCCCCGGTAAGCTGGCGATGATTAAGGAGGCTTTGCAGGGAGTGGAAAAAGGGGTGGTAATGGAGGTGGATGCTGACGAAATGTGGAGAGCCGATCAGCTAGACGCTATTTATGGGCATCTAAAAGGATGTGAGGAAGGGCGAGCGATGCAATTCCACTGCAATTATTATGTTGGACAAAACAAAAAGGTAGTGACCAAGCAGGGTTTCGGCTCGAACTGGTATGAATGGTTTAGAGCGTGGAAGTGGGGGAAAGGCATCGAGTTTGTAAGTCACGAACCACCCAAGCTAAATGTGAATGGGTTAATGATTCCAAGGGGGATGACCGAGGCTTGGGGATTAACCTTTGAGCATTTTGCCTACGCCACTAAAGAGCAAGCGAAGTTTAAGGAAGATTTCTATGGCTATAAAGGATTGGTCGAAGGATGGGGAAAGCTACAAGAAACTAAAGGCCCGGTTAGGCTTGCAGACTATATGCCATTTGTAGCAGACAAGAGCGTTGCCGATGACTGCTAAAACCATCATTTATCGAGAGCGTCTAGGGGATGTGCTTCGATGCCTACCAGCCGCCAAATTTCTAGCCGATAAAGGCCACGAAGTCTTTATTGATTGCTACGAACAATATGCGGGAGTTTTCGATATGGTTTCATATTGCAAGCGAGGAAACCAAGGCGATCAAATAGACTTGCAGATTTGGCCTGCTCGTTACGATGCTTTTATGAAAAGCCGCAAGCCTTGGCACGATTTTGTTTATGACCACCCAGAAATCAAGGATGCAGAAAAGACAAACATTGTTTTGGATAAGCTAGACGAAAAGCCAGCCAAAGGACTCCCAGAAACATACAACCTAGTTGCCCCATTTGGAATTAGCCAAAGCGACTATCGAAACCCTCTTTTAATTATTAAGGACGCAAGGCAACAACTAGGGAAAGACAACTTCTATGTGCTAACCCCGCCAGACATTAAGATTCAAGGGCTAGACACCTACACGGCTCCAAGCGTTACGGAGATGGCAAAAGCTATCCGAGGAGCGGAGAACTTTTGGGGAATCAATAGTTCGCCAATGATCTTGGCTTCGGCGGTTAGGCAGGGCAAAGAAACAATGCTTTTCCCAGAGAGAAACGAGTTTGCTGTTCAGAATGTTTGGGACTTTGACGGCCTAATAAAAGCTGATTGACACACCTAAAAGGTTATGTCTGGCACGATTGACACAACCTACTTCTCCACCGATTTGACCTATATGATCGGAGACCTATGGACTAGCGTTACCGGGCTTGGTTCCTCGGCGGTTTCTGCAAGCGTTACAGACCTTGGAACAGCACAAGAATTGGATATTGGTGGGGATGTGATTAGGATTACACAAAGTTTGGTGGTTAAGGCATCGGCTATATCCGCACCCGCAATCGGTTCTCTTTGCTCTGTTTCTGGCGTTGAGAGAATGATTGCTGGGTTCTCTAAAAGCACGGACGATGTTTCTTACACCATTGAGCTTGCCGACATCACGACCTAATGGCCTCCATAGAGCGAGAGGTTGAGAACGCCCTACTCAACGCAATCTCGGCGGTTACTGGCGTTAATTTCTACACAAGCGAACGAGGAACCGCTAGGACGCTTCCAAATGTCGTTGCCAAGGCATCCATAGGCTCCGAGGAGCTTGGGCCATTTACCGGGGTATTTAGCACACCAGCCAGCCTTACTTTTACAGCAAGAGCCGAGACAAGCTCTAGAGCAGACTTCGATCCAAGTTTCAACGC